GATAATCTAAAATTCATTAATAATTATAAAGAATCTTCCGAAGCTTCTAAAATGATTGATTTTGTGGAGCATCAAAAAGACATGATTGACCTTACAAAAGTCGAGTGTGCTATGATTGAAGTTTCTACATCATCACAAGGAACACAAAGTTTCGATTTGCCGCCGAATTTAAGAAAACAAAAAGGGGCAGATAAGGCTAGAAAAGACTCGTATTCCGCTTTGATTTTGGCTAATTGGATGATGCATGTTTATTATGATATGATAGACGATAAGATAGAAAACAGCCAAGCTACATTTACCCCGATGTTTATTGATTGAATTTTAGTGTATAAAATATTATGCCTTTACCAACGCCAAACGATAAAGAGAAAAGAAGTGATTTTGTTTCTAGATGTGTTTCATCAGAAATAGTCAAAAAAGACTTTAAAAGTCAAGAGCAAAGATTAGCTGTTTGTTATAGTCAGTACGAAAAAGCCAAAAAGAAATCCAAAGCCACTGCAGAGTTTGGTGACGACGAGATTATTCTTGTGCAGTCAAACAAGGATTATGATCATCAAATGACTATTTCTCAAAAGGCTATGGAAGAATTGCACAACAAGGGAGAAACTTATATAACCGAAACAGATGGAGACAGAAAGATGGTTATAAAAGTAAATTACAAAAAATAATTGTTGACTTTTAAAAGTTAAAGTTAAACTTTTTGCTTTTCGGTGTATAATAGGTATATGGCAAAGAGAAAATATGTAAAAAAATCAGCCTATTGGGATAAGTTCAATAAGCTACAAGAGCCAAAGCATTCAATTGTTCAAGGGGAAACATTTGAGCCAGATTTATTAGGTGAGGCTTTTTATACCTCTTCAGCTTCTTACGAGAGTGTGTCAAAAGCATCTTACTCCAGAGGTTCCTCACCAACAACCCACAAAAGAGCCAACAGGTCAGCTTTTGAAAACACTATTGACAGGTTTTCAAGTATAAGAAGGGGGCTTTTGCCATATAAATACTCTACAGACGGAGTGAATGTCCGAGAGGCTATAGAACTGTGTCAAAAAGCATACGCAAACGTTTCTGTTTTTCGTAATGCTGTTGATATTATGTCGGAATTTGCCAATACTGAGTTATTTTTAGAGGGGGGGACAAAAAAGAGCAGGAGTTTCTTTAATGAGTGGTTTAAGAAAATTAACCTAACAAACTTAAAAGACCAATACTTCAGAGAATATTACAGAAGTGGTAATATATTTCTGTATCGTTTGGACGGTAAGTTTAGGGCTGATGACTTTCTGGATTTGATTAATTCTATTGCTCCTAAAAACGGAGCTTCAAACAAAGTCCCTATTCGTTATATTTTAATGAATCCTTTTGATGTTGTTGCTGTCAGAGCTTCTTCGTTTAATGATGGGGCTTACGAAAAGATTCTGTCTGAGTATGAAATGTCTCGTCTGCAAAATCCATCTACACAAGAAGATCAAGAAATATTTGATTCTCTTCCAAAAGATGTGCAAAAAAGCATTAAGCAGGGTTCTTATAACGTAGATGGACTCAAAATTAAACTTGACCCCGAAAAAGTCTCTCATTCTTTTTACAAAAAACAAGACTACGAACCGTTTGCTATTCCTTTCGGTTATCCTGTACTTGAGGATATCAATGCCAAGCTTGAGCTTAAAAAAATGGACCAAGCTATAACTAGAACAGTTGAAAACGTAATTCTTTTGATAACAATGGGTGCGGAACCAGAGAAGGGTGGCATCAATGCGCAAAACCTTTCTGCTATGCAAAATCTTTTTAGAAATGAAAGCGTTGGCAGGGTTTTGGTGTCAGATTATACTACAAAAGCTGATTTCGTTATTCCAGATCTCAATAAGGTTCTTGGTTCTGAAAAATATAAAGTTTTAAACGAAGATATCAAACAAGGGCTTCAAAACGTTGTTGTTGGAGAAGAGAAATACGGGGCGACTCAGGTTAAAGCACAAATATTTATTGATCGCTTAAAAGAGGCTAGAAATGCATTCTTGTCAGACTTCTTACAGAAGGAGATTAAGAGAATTGCCCAAAACCTTGGATTTAGGTCATACCCAACTGCAAAATTTAAAGATATTGACATGAGGGATGAAACACAACTCATGAGGGTTGCTACTAGACTTATGGAGCTTGGTGTTATCACCCCGCAACAAGGTATGGAAATGTTCCATACTGGTAAATTCCCAGATGTTGACGATATTGCTCCAGCCCAAGAGAAGTTTATTGAGCAAAGAGAAAAAGGTTATTATAACCCAATAGTTGGTGGTGTGCCAATGGTTGAAGGTGCCGATCAAAGTAATAGTGGTCCAGATAAGATGGCTGGTAGACCAGAGGGTACTAGCGGAATACCTCAAGAGAATTCTGAAGCTAAGTATTCTCGTAAAAATATAGAAAAAACCATCCATGAATTGGAGCTTGTTAGGGCAGCAACCAAAGACTTAATGAAAGACAAACTTAACATCAAGCGTTTTACCAAAAAGAATGAAAAGATGTTGGATAGTTTGTGTGAGGCAGTAGTTTGTTCTACAAGTGTCGAAAATTGGACACAAAAGGCTGTTTCTTGTGTATCTAACTTAGAGGAGATCGAAAAACTAAATGTTATTCCTCAAATTTTAGATATAGCGGCCAAGCATGAGCTTGGAAACTACGAAGCAGCAATTTTATACCATAGTAATGAAGCGACTACTGAAGAAGAAGGTAAATAAAAAAGATTACAAGTATACCACTACTTTTGAGGCAGAGGTTTTGTCTTGTGATATTGGTGGCTCTTCTTTCATCTCCAAGGCGTCGTTAGACAATCTTGAGTCACTTATTCCGAAGGGAATAGATTTTGAAGATAACATTGATCTTATGGGAGTTGCATTTAATGCGGCTGTAGTTAATAGATTCAATAAAAACGGTGACGGAATTGATGCCGAAACCGCTGTCGCTTACACAAAAAACTTTTTACACAAGCCAACCAACATAGAACATGACAAGGATAAGATTGTCGGTCATATTGCTAATGCTGGATGGAGCGAATATGGCACAAGTAGGCTTCTTGATGAGCAAGAAGTTATGGGCTATAAAAAACCTTTTAACATAGCGCTTGGCGCTGTTGTTTATAAGTCTGCTAATTCTTCATTTGCAGAACTTTTAGAAAAATCTGTCGATCCACATAATCCTTACTATCACTCTATATCCACAAGCTGGGAGGTTGGGTTTTCTGAGTTCACGCTGGCCGTTGGCAGCGATTACTTGGAGGATTCTACCGTTATTGAAGACCCAGATGAAATGGAAGCAATGTTAGGGTGCCTGAAAGCTTATGGAGGATCGGGATATACAGAAGACGGAAAACCTGTTAACAGACTGATTAAGGGAAAGATTTATCCATTAGGAATTGGTTATACATCTAATCCAGCGGCAGATGTTAAGGGGATTTATATGAAAAATAAATTGGATAACCCAATAATCATTAAAGATAAAAGAGATAAAAATATTTCACAAAGTGAAAAAACTAATGTAAACCTTAAAAAGACTAATTCTATGGAAAACGAAAAAGTTATGTCAGAACTGAAGGATCTTCTTGCTGAAAAGAAGTTCTCTGACGAAGCCATTGCTTCTATGTCCTCTACTTTTGCTGATGCAATCAAGGAGAAGGACGAGCAATATCGTCAAGAAATCAAGCAAGCTACAGAAGAAAAAGAGGCTATCGCCAAAGAGCAAGAGGAGTTGAAATCTTCAGTTGAAGATATTAAAGCCAAGTTCGAAGAAGCCCAAAATAAAATCGCTGAATACGAAGCTGCCATTAAAGCCGAGCAAGCAGTTGCTCGTTTCAATGAGCGTATGGACGTTCTTGATCAAAAGTTTGATCTTGAGGACGAAGATAAAGAGTTTTTGGTTCAAGAGCTTAAGTCTGTTGACGAGACCGAAGAGGCATTCGCTTCTTTTGAAGACAAGTTGACTGTTCTTTGGAAGCACAAGAGCAAAGAAGCCAAGGCTAAATTTGAAGAGCAAGTGGAAGCCCGTATCCAAGAAGAGGTCGAGAAAAGACTTTCAAAAACTTCTGATGGCGAGACCGTTGAGCAAAAGACCGATGAAGAAATCCTTGACAAAGTTGAGTCAAGCGAAGCTTCTATCGCAAACTCTAACGAGACAGTTTCCCGTGAGGAGGTAACCCTTAAAGATAAGTTTGCTGCAGCATTTGACCGCAGTAATATCGAAATTTCTTAAAAAATTTAAACAAAAACAATATTATGCTTAGAATTCTACCATTCAGACAATATGACGAAAACGATGTAATCAATCTTTTCGCTCTGGAGGACGCCTACGTGAACGAGTCTACGACTGGTTCTGGTAATGGCGATGCTGGCGTTTTTGTTAAGGTTTCCGCTGGAGACTTTAACCTTGAGCCAGTTGCTTACGGAAGTAATTCTTACCTTGGTAAGACTGACTATCCCTTCGTAAAAGCCGAGTACCCAAGCGTTCAGCTTGAGTGCGCTCCCGCAATTAGCGGTGACGCATGTCTTGGACTTACCCTTCGTCAAACTGCAAAGCACGACGAAAACGGCGAGAAGCTTCTTTACAATCCTGTAAAGGCTGAGGAGCTTTTCTGTGTATTACCTGGACAGGCTGTGCCTGTTGCTTCTAGAGGGGTTTTCACTCTGACCGCAGACGGTTATAGTGGTGCACTCACTGTTGGAGGTGGCGTACAGCTTAGCGATGTAGAGAGCGGTAAAGTCATTGGTTGTGCTGCTAATTCTGCCGACTCCATTGGTACGGTTATCGGAACTGGTTCTCGTTCTAGCGGAACTATCACCGATACTTGGGCTGGCGACTACGCCGTAATCGCACTTGGTCTGTAATTTTAACCTTTAACTACGAAAATCATAAAAATGAAAATTTCTCTTAAAAGAACTCCAGAACAAGTCGAGCTTGTTAAGGCTATGGCTTCCAAGAACCGTTCGGTTGCTTACGAAGCTCAGGTTGCACTTGCTGAATTTATCGGTCCTGTGATCGCTGAGGTCATCAATAACGCACCTGTACTTAGTAACCTCTTTACTTCACTTCAATTCAACTCTGAGGACAATCCTTCTATCCCTCTTGACCTCTACTACGATGTTACCGATGAGGATTACATCCAAGTTTACAGCAACACCGTTGCTGGTGGTCTGCCTCAGAACCAAGTCGTTCCTACGGTGTCCGAGCTTAAGGTTGCTACTTACAGCCTTAATAGCGCACTTAGCTTTGATCGTCGTTATGCTGCCAAGAGCCGCATGGACGTTATCAGCAAGACATTCACTCGTATGGCTCAAGAAATCCTTCTTAAGCAAGAGACGACTTCTGCTAACCTCATTTTGGGCGCACTTGCTAACGCACAAACCAATGGTAAGGATCACGTTTTCCGTGCTACTACCAACGGTTCTTTCTTGCTTGACGACTTCAATGAGATGATCACTCGTGCTAAGCGCATTAATACCGCTTGGAACAAGGGAACTCCCGAAGGTGGTCGCCGTGGAATCACCGACCTTATGGTTTCTCCAGAGGCAGTTAAGTCTCTTCGTGAAATGTCTTACAACCCTGTAAACACCAAGACTGGTCCAGGTGCTTCCGATAACGGAATTACTGCTCCAGAATCTCTTCGTGAGAGCGTTTATAACTCAGCTGGAAGTCTTCCCGACTTCTACGGTATCTCCATCATGGAGGTGAACGAGCTTGGAAGCGAGCAGAAGTTCAACACTGTGTTTGACACTGTTGCTGGTGGAACCTCATACACCAAAGCTGACGGAAGCGGTGGTGCTGTCTTTGACGGTAGCGCTGGAGCCGACGAAATCATGGTTGGTCTTGATCGTGGACGCGACTCACTTGTTAAGGTGATCGCTGTTGACGAAGAGAACGGCTCTGAGTTCGATCTTCAAGCTGACGACCAATACGTTTCTCGCCAGAACAAGATCGGTTGGTACGGTGGCCTTGAAGAAGGTCGTGTGGTTCTTGATAATCGCGCTCTTCTGGGCCTGATTGCTAACGGACTGTAATAGCCAAAACAAAAAATTTAAAGGTCATCCTTAACGGGATGGCCTTTTTTTGTGTAAATATTAAGTGACAAACCTATTATATTTATATGGAAGAAGAAAATTCAAACAAAATGGACATTTCTTATGGTGTTGAAAAACCAGATGATTCTGGCCAATTGGAGGACAAACCAAAGAAAAAGGTTGTTAAAAAGTCTAAAAAAACCAAGAAGAAGGTTGTTGCTAAAGAAACCCCAAAAAAGAAAAGCCTTGTTGATGAAATCAACGATATGAAGGATGAAGGGAAAACAAACACACCAGAGTTTAGGGATAAAATGCAAGCTCTAGAAAAGATTCTTGGTGTTGATCAAATTAACCCTTTTGGGACTAATGAGTTAGATGTTTTTGAAGATAAAATGAAAGGCATGACTTATAATGACATGCGAAATTTAGCGCAGAAGGTTGGTATTAACCCATTTCAATCTCAGTCATCGCTTAAGAATCTGTTAATGAAACAATTTAAAGCGCAAAACAAGAACAATATGCGTAATGTAATGCCTACGGCTACAGAAGTTGTCAAGTTGGATCCTAATAATCCACAACATAAAAAAACAATAGAAATCCTTGGAGATATTTAAATGGCGCTATTAGAAGACCTCGCTAAAGAAATTATGGAGTGTGAGTTTGATAATGACTCAGACCTGAATTCACTTCAATCAATAGAATGTTGGTTAGAAGCTAATTTGGGGTCTCTTAATGCATTGATAAATACCTCATACTGCCTAGAAGCCCCAGAATTGGATTCTGAGGCGCAAGCAATCTATAAGCAACTCTATCTATACAATTTCTACTCCAAGAAGTCTAGAAACGCTATGAGAGGCATTATGGCCTGTTCTGGTTCATCCAATGGAGACTACTCTGGTGAAATTACCGCAATTAGTGATGGAGAGAGCAGGGTGACGTTTGCAAATAGGAACGAAACAGCTAAAATTATACGTGGAATGGCTCAAGATGCTAAGCTGGCATTAGACGAGATGGTTATGAAGTATAACCTTTATCAATCTGAGCCTAGACAAGTTGGTGGTATAGAGGCTTAAATTTTCTAGTTGGTTGTTTGTTCATAAATAAAAACCCCGCCTTTCGGCGGGGTTTACTTTTGTAACTATGTATGAGTATGTATGAATTAGACTCCAAATACTGGTCTTGATTGACCGTCGCCAGAGCAGACGATGCCTCTATTGGTATCATCAATTCCTCCAAGCTGAACGCCGAAGGTAAGATCAACAGTTTTGTTTGATCCAATACTTGAGGAGAAACTTTCAGAATCAAGGGTACAACCTTTAAGTGTCCACTTAATAGCTGCTGGGCCTTCACAAGATTTCAGTGTTACTGCTACCTCTGGAAGCTCATCACTTCCACAACCAGCAATAAGGTCGGCAAGGTTGCGTGTTTCAACCTCATTAAGAACAGCGTTAACTGTCATGGTTGCGTTAACAGGGAAATCAACAACCCTAGCAAACGGGAACTTAGAACCAACTTTTTCAATTGGGGTTCTTGAGAGAGGTATTGAGAGGGAAGCACTTTGAACGTGGAATCCTCCGCCACCAGCCAAATCTGAGAATGTTCCAGATGAAGGGTGAGCCGTATCAAATCCAGGGAATTCAAGAAGGATATCTCCAGGTCTTAAGGCTGTAGGGCCATTGTCTCCAGTGTTTTGAGGAGTTTCAAAACCAGCGGTGCCGCCTATAACTGTTCCAAGTTCTGGATTAACAGAAGGTAGTTCTCCTGTTATAGCGAAAGGGAATGCGGTACCACTTACGGTTCCGTTTTGTGAGTTGATGTTAGAAGCTTCGAAGGAGACTGTTGCTGTTGGCAATGAGCCTACAGAAAGGTCAACTGTATAATCGCTAAGGAACGCATTACCGATTCCGATCAGGCTATAAGGATCACCTGAACCCATAGTGGTGCTGTCTTCACCTTCCTTAGATGTTACAATGTAAAAGTTTCTACCGCTGTTGGTTTCGATAAACCCACTAACAAATTGAGCGTTTTCAGTGATATCGAATCCTAGGGCTTTTTCATTGAGACCATCAGTAAGGTAATATGAAAAATCGAAGTTTACAGTCGGTGGCTCAAGAACCAATGAATCAATTCTTGCGAGGTTTCCATATTGGTTAACATCCTGTCTATTAATGGTGAACCCATAGTTTGCACTTTGAACCCTAATTAGCTCATGGTGTTCTCCAGTAGGTGTAGAGTCGATATCTTTACTAACGTAAAGAGACTCTGATTGATAAATTACTCTATTTCTTGACATTTTATTATTCTAATTTAAAATTAAGCGTCCCAAGGAAGAGGGGTTGTGTTGCTTCCGCTTACAAATACTCCTTTGTTTTGGTCTTTTGTTCCACCAATTTGCGTAGAGAATGTAAGGTCCACACTCTTATTTGATCCAATGCTAGATGAGAAACTCTCAGAATCAATTGTACAACCTTTCATTTCTATGAAGAGGCCAGTAGTAGATCCTCCACACTCTTTCATAGTTATGCTGATTGTTCTTAATGTTTCTTGACCACAGCCACTGATCATGTTGGCAAGGTTTTGAGCTTCCATTTCGTTTACAATAGCATTAACAGAAAGAGTTGCATTAACTGGGAAGTCAACCACACGAGCAAATGGGAATTTAGATCCAAGTCTCTCAATTGGAGTTCTTGAAAGAGGTAGTGATAGAGACGCACTCTGAATGTGAATTCCGCCGCCACCACCGAGTTCGGAAAGAATTTCACCATCAAAGCTTGTTAAGTCAAGGGTAAGATCTCCAGGTCTTAAAGCTGAAAGGGTGTCTTGAGCGTTTGTGACGTAATCTCCAGAGTGTGAGTTGCCAGAAGCAAATGGAATTACTACAGGATCAGTGAGAGATACACCATCCACTGGGTTTACAGCTGGAGAAGAAATTCCAGTAAATCCAGAGAATCCTGCGCCAGTAAAACCAGAAACGGTAGAGTCAGAGAGGATGTTGGAAGCCTCAAAAGAAACAGTTGCGGTAGGAAGAGAACCAACAGAAAGGTCAAGTGTATAATCGGTTAGGAACGCATTTCCAATTCCAATAACTGTATTTGTGGTAGCGCCTTCAGACCTGTTAAGGTTTGCGTCTTTACCTTCATCAACAGTGAGAATATAAAGGTTTTGACCAGTGCTTGTTGCTAGGTGGCCAGATGCGAATTGAACAGATTGTGTATCTCCAGATTTTGCAACGGAGAAGTCCAATGCTCTCTCATTATATCCGTTAGTTACATAATAGGAAAGGTCAAAATTTACAGTCGGTGGCTCAAGAACCAATGAATCAATTCTTGCGAGGTTTCCGTATTGGTTAACGTCTTGACGGTTGATTGTAAATCCGTAGTTTGCACTTTGCACACGATGAAGCTGTGCGTGATCGCTAAGTCCAGTGGAATCATACTCCTTACTTGCGAATAGTGCTTCTGATTGATAAATTACTCTATTTCTTGCCATAGCTATGATTATTTTAAATGTTTACAGTTGTTTTGGGTGTTTGTGAAAATTTATTGATGTCTAAATCTATGTTGTTGTATCTCAAAATCAATAAAGCCCACAAAAATATCGTTAGTTAAGGACTTTCTTGCCCTGTCAGTTAGTTTTGAGGTGTTTACGTTATAGATGTAGAGCTTGTTGTCACCTTTGTATTCTTCAGCAAGCTCTTTATAGTTAAAATATCCAGTTTTTAAGTCGTTAAACTCATTATATGGATGCTTTTCCATTGGTATAACAGGGACACATTCGTTTTTAGAATCAGCAAATATTGATAGCGCTCCGTCTAGTTGATAACTATCTTCCGCTAAAACAGATGCTGTCGCTGTTATGGTTGTTTCTTCCATCCCCCCGAAAGCAAAATCTTTGTTGTTCGCGGTGGATATGGAAATGAAAATTGCTGGCAGAACGAAATCATATGGTTCAATAAATGATTCGTCTGGTCTTGGCAGTCTGGAATTGACTACATATTTGTTTTCTGCGATAAGGTCTTCTTCTGTTTCGTTAGTGAAGTAAATGTTAAAATCCTTTACCGCACAATCACATGTTATATCGTGGTTTTGATTGGTTGTTTGGATTAAGGCTCTGCCGTTGTCAAAGTCAATAAACATGCCACTTCTTCCGCTAATTGTTGGGTTGTATGCGCCAGAAGGAGTGTTGCCAACTGTAACTCCATCTGGGATGATGGCTCCAGATATAGAAGAGTCGTATACCCATTGTTTGTATGGGCTACCGTAGGCTTGGTAGTTGTCATCAAGCCTTTCGTCGTCGTAGTTGTAGCACTGAACCCCAGTCAGGTTGGTATAGGCTTGACCTTTAGATAACAGGTAGTTGTCCATCCAAAGGATAATTGAGTTGGTAACTTTATGATGATATTGTTCAATCATGACAGTTCTTTAAATTTTTTCTCGTATTTTTTAATGAGGGCAGAAATATATGGAACATTTTGAAAGCGTCCAGATCTAACTCTTTTCTCTGCTTGTATAGCTACACCAGATCTGCTTGATTTGCTTGATTTATTTAAAAGGTAGCCTATTCCAGATATTCCAGTTTCTATTCCTTTGGCCCAACTTCTTCCAGCAGCCCAAGGCATAGGGGTTATGGCGAAAATATCTTCTGGGTTTGGTATGTTAACAGAAAAAGCTCTACCAATACCTTGTTTTGATGGGCCTTTATCTGAAAAGTTTGTTGCTTCTAATATTTTTATTATAGGTTCTATTGGTTTATCACCAGTATTAAACCCAATAAAAGAATAGAGGTTCGCTACACCACCGAGTGTTCCGCTTGTGTTTCCAGATGATGCCCCAGCTAAAATCTCCACTGTTACAGGGTGGGACAGAAACTCAGATATCATTTCTTTTTTTAGCTTATCGAACTTTGACTTGAATTCACGATCAAAGTCTTTCTTTAAGACTCTTGGTGCTTGTCTTTTTAATACAGCGGTTACATCTCTTGGTAATTTTGCCATTATTCATCAAGCGGTGTGAGGTAAAATGTATAAAAAAGATTGGAGGTTAGTCCATACGGGGAACCGTCTGTATCAACGGTGAACATACGGCCATCAAATTCAACCCTTCTTGATTCTATTAGGTAATCAAAACCATCTTTCTTTACTATAACTTTGACGCTACCCTTTGGTAAAACAACCTTTGATTGTGTTTTGTAGTTGTTGAAAAATTCTTCTTCCGTCTTAATGTAATAGATTCTTGCACCAAAAGTTTTTGGAACTATCGTATATTGAACACTGTCGTCTTTTCCTGTTTGTGTTCTGCTGTAAATCGAATTGTATTTTGGGTTATGAGCTATTAAAGTTTTCTTTGCGTGCTTATAAACCGTTATGGTTTGAGAAAAGGTTTCATGGAGCTTATTATATAAAGACTCGATTTCTGTTATTTGGGATGAAGATAAAAAGCCAGCCATATTGAAAATTACACTTTTTTTCTTATTATAATACAAGGCAAAGGGTATGAATGCTAAAAATTTTTTAAACAATCAGTCGTATAGGGAGATTTCTGGTCTTTTTAAAACAATGTTAATGCTAGTGGAAGATATGAAAAAAGATCATGATTTTCACTACGATAAACTTTACGAAGAAATCCCAGAAGAATATCACTCTGTGATCAGGGCTGCAGATCACTTTACCCCAGATAAATTATCGTGGATAAGAAAAAGAATTTTAGATTATGGCAATGAATCTATAAGAAATATGGAAAAAGAAATTGAAAATTGTCAAGTTTTATTTAAATTTAAATAAAGGCATATGGAAAATAAAGTATTATATCAATTCACTCTCAATAAAAAGGGTGAGAAAATCGTAGAATCGACCAGAAAAAACAAAAAAACTGGAGAAGAGACTATTACAAAACGTAAAGTTAAAACAAACGAGCCTGTAGATGTGCAAATTAAGCGTCCAAACAGGCGTGAGCTTGAAGAGGCAGAACTTGAGTATTCTGTAGAGATGAGCAGGTGTATCAAAAAGGGTATTTTCACAAAAGCAATGTTAACCAAAAAGTATTCCGATACTGGAGGTTTGTTTAGCGAAGAAGATGCTGCTGATTATGCTGAAAAGTATAAAAAAGCCCTTGACCATCAAAATGAGTATACCCGTTTAGAAACAATTAAGAAGAGAACTGAAAAACAAGAACAAAGGTTTGAAGCTCTTAAGCTTGAGATGGCAAAAAACAGGAAGAGTATTATTGACTTTGAGTCAAACTTTCAATCTCTTTTTGATCACACGGCGGATGTAAAGGCGCAGAATAGAGCTTTGCTGTGGTATTGTTTGAATCTTACCTATATTTACGATGAGGGAATGGATAAGTTTGTTCCTTATTTCAAAGGCGATACGTTTGAGGATAAGATTGAGTTTTATTATGATCTTGAAGATAATGATGATGAGTTTTATGCTGAACTTATCAAAAATGTATCTACCGTAATCGCGTTTTGGTTCTTTAACCAAGCTTCCACGCAAGATGAGTTCCAAGAGCTTATTGAAAATATGGAGAAAGGTGAAACCGAAGAGGTTGGAGCGTGAATGAAGAATTCTACATTTCAATTGTAGGAGAAATATTTGATGGGTATACCGAGTTTGATCTTAATGGTCGCTTGGTATACCTAAAACACCTTACAGTTAAGGATCAACGCTATTTGCATTTATACTACGAAAAGTATAAAGAAATAGCCATTAAAAAGGGTGTAGAAGAAGAGTCTGTTGTTCTCAAAAAGATAAAAGAGGATGATTTGTGGACTGATGACGAAGATGTAAGAATAGAGTCGTTAAAAATAGAAATTGAAAACTTAAAAAAAACAAAGAAAAGTTTATTTCTAAATTCACAAAAGGAACAGACCCAAAAAACAATAACCGAAAAAGAGAAAGAGTACTTTACACTATTATATAAGCGTAAAGAGTTGGTTGGTAAGACTGCAGAGGATTATGCAACCAACATGGCAGCTACAGAAATTATAAGATACTTCCTGTTTGATTCTAAGGATTTGGAAAACCATTTGTTTTCAGAAGATAGTTTTGCGGAACTAGATGACGATCTTCTTTTTAAAATTCAAAAAAAACAAAAAGAAATAGCAGACAGGCTCAATGAGCTTGATATGCAAAAAGCTATACTTCGTCCTTTTTTTGGTCTGTATTTATCTTTTTGCGATAACGCGCACGACTTTTTTGGCAAGCCTTTGGTTGAGCTATCCGTTTTTCAAATGAAACTTGTTTTGTTTGGGAAGATATTTCATAGTATCTTCCAACATACAGAGGATATACCAGATGATATAAGGGAGGACCCAGAAAGGTTGATGGCATTTTCAGAGGCAAAGCAAAACAAAGGCAAATCTAAAGGCAATTTTATTGATGATAACGCTGCAGCATCAACGGTGTTTGGGGCTACGGAACAAGATGTTAAGGATATTGCAGAAGGATCTGGTAGGACCGTTAAACTTTCAGACGAAATTAAAAAGGCTGGAGGTAAACTTTCTATGGAACAAATGATGAAATTGGCTGGTGATTAATATAATTTTTGGTGTAATATTGTTAAAGGTCAAAAGGTCACAGCATTATGCCATTAGAAGTCCCAGTAGTACAAACAGGTTTAGAGCGGAGCATACTTAATGCTGCAAAAAACGCTGGCAAAAATCTTAAAATCAATCTTGGCACAAGTGCTAAGTCCATTAAGTCATTAGAGCAACCTCTTGGTCGGATAACTGGTAAAGCCGACGAGTTTACTAAATCAATGGAGGCTGCTAATGCTCGTGTGTTAGCGTTTGGGGCTTCCGTCGGGATTCTTAACGCTGTAACTCAATCATTTAAAGAGTTGGTTTCAACTACCATACAGGTAGAAAAGAATTTAGCAAAGATCAATTCAATACTTAATGTAAACGCACAGCAGATCAGATCTTTTGGTAGTGAGATTTTTAACATCGCAAAACAGACGGAACAAACATTTGATACTGCTGCAGAGGCCGCCCTTGAACTTTCCAGACAGGGTTTAAGTGCTACAGAGGTAACAAAACGATTAAAGGATTCCCTTGTTCTGGCGCAACTTTCTGGGGTAGATGCTGCTGAAGCGGTTTCTAGTTTAACCGCCGCAGTTAACGGATTTTCTAAATCTGGATTAACAACTAGCGAGATTTTAAATAAGGTTAGTGCTGCCGCAAACAAGTTTGCCGTTTCTGAAAGAGATCTTTTCGAAGCGTTTAAGCGTTCGGCTTCCGTTGCTCAACAGGCGGGGGTTAGTTTGGATGAACTTGGTGGTTTGATTACCGCGCTGCAGCAAAAGACTGCTCGTGGTGGTGCTGTTATTGGTAACTCACTTAAAACAATTTTTACAAGAATTGGTAAAGCGGAAAGTTTGGAAACTTTGAGGAGTATAGGTGTTGAAATTACTGATATTCAAGGTGAGATATTGCCAGCGACAAAACTACTTGAGAATTTTGCGAAAAGATTCCAAGAGATTTCTCCAGAACTTCAGCGTTCTTCAGCATTTAAAATTGGTGGGGGTTTCCAGATTGCTCCGTTATTAGCTGCTTTAGATGACTACAGTGATAAGAATAGTATTGCGGTAAAAGCGACAGAGTCGTTTGCTAACGCTACAAACGAAGCGTATAAGAAAAATGAAATTTTAAGTAAAACTTTATCCGCATCAATCAATAGACTAGTTCTTGATTTCAAGGAGCTTGCAAATATTCTTGGCGAAATTGGCGTAACAGATACATTGAGAAATATACTAGACTTCTTTAGTGGTTTGGCAACAAAAATTCGTGATGTTTTAGATGGTGAGGGAATTGGTTCTACTGTCGCTAGGGGTTTGGTTAAAGGTATTAGTTCTGTTATTAGTGGGCCAGGATTGGCTGTCTTTGGTTTGATTATTGCGAAACTAACTAAAGACTTAGTGGTATTTGGGGGGAAATCCATATCTAAGTTTTTGGGGGAGTTTACAAAAATTGGAGCAAAATCAAGAGAGATAAAACAAGTCCAAGACCAAATAACACAAGCACTGTTAAGTGATAAAGGTGTTAGAGAGCAGATACTACAGATCCAACAAAGTTCTAAAAACGCAGAAGAAGCAAAGAGAAAACAGGCAGAATTTTTCACCAATGCTTTAAGAGAACAATTAAAGGTCTACGAACAGATCAGGCAGACATCTATTGGCATAGCACCATCCGTTGCTTCGGCTGGGAGAAGGTTTAAACCAGCAAGAAGTAGTGCGTCTGGATACCTCCCAGTTGGTGCAGAACAATCTGATATATCAAGAGGTGTTGGCGGCGCACCAAAAAATGCCAAACCAGTTGTTATTCCAAATTTTGCGTTTGGTAATGGTCAGAGGGGTACGATGGTTGCTAACAATAGTGAATATATCGTTCCAAACTTTGCTGGTGGTGGATCTGCTATATTTAACCAAGACATGGTTAGGTCAATGGGTCTTCCAAGTGGCGCGAAGAAAATAAATGCGGCTGGTGGGTTCATTCCAAACTTTGCAAAAGGTGGTCTTGGTGTTTATGATAGTGACTTTTTAACTGGCAAAGACAAAGCTGCTGCTTTAAATGGGGTATTGGGTTCTGGCAAGATGATTAACGTCCTTGTTGCTCCCGCTGGTGCTGGAAAAACATCTGCCGTGGCGAAAAGAGGAGGTCAAATTATCAAATCTCTAAATGAGGTTGGTATGTTTAGTAAATATTTGGTTCTTTCCGCCGCTGGCAGAACTAAGGCTGGTGGTTTTAGTGCGGGATTCCAGAAAATAGCTGGAGCAGCAAAAGCAAGTGGTGGAAAGATAGAGTATCTTTATGTTCCAAACCAAGAAATAAGGAGTATAAGAAACAAAAGATTAACTGAGGGAGCTTTAGATCCGAGATCAAGAAGGGCTTTAATAGGAACAACCAAAGCCCCGACTAATCAGTTTGATTTTATACAGGGTTTGAAAAGATCTTACGGTGGGCAGATAGTAAGATCTTCTAAGGGGTTTATTCCAAATTTCATAAGACCATCTAAACCTTTAAAAGAAAGAACCGACATAACAACAAGAGATGAAGCTATTGCTGCAGGGTATAGTGCATCCGCAGCTTCTTCTAGGTTTGGAAAACCCCAAACTAGAACATCCACTTTCAACACTTACGACGCCAATAAAAAACCAAACCCTGCGGTTATGCTTGTTCCAAAGCCGATTAAGTTTTTGTCTGGTGGGTTGAATCTAAAATATGTAAAAGATAAATTTATAAAAACACCATCAAACCCCAAAACAAAAGTAAGTCAATTTTTGGGTGGGTTTGCAGGAATAGATCCAAGCTTAAATGAAAATAATTCTAGTTTTACGAGTCTATTAAAGTTAGAAGAAAAAATAGATACAAGCTTGGCTAATGCTGCGAATTCTACATTAAATGAGTTTAGCGGTTTGGTTGGTGGTTTTAAAACCCAACCTGTTAAATACAGCCCAAAAGAAGTAAAAGATTTATTTTTAAAAGAAGGAGGCGCTGGTGCTTTAACGGCATATAAAGGAGCAATTTTTGAAGGTTTGATAAAAGCTATATCTGGAGGCGTTGGAACAGATAACGATTCCACCTTAGATGTTAAATTTGCAAGTAAAGGCGGAAAAGTTCTAGAAGAAATTTTTGGTTTAGAAGGAAAAGGCTTTGAATTTGGTGATTTTAAGGCTAGTGATTCCAAAGGAAATAAAGACAAGTATAGAGAACAGATCTTTAAGAATTTACCAAAAGAACTAGAAAAAAAAGCAATAACAAAGCGGCAAAAAAGACCAGGTGAGATATCTGCAGCGCAAAAAGCAAGAGGTAAAGCCGCTGGCGGTTATATCCCCAACTACGCAATGTCCCCTCTCGAAGACGCAATTCAAAGAGAAAAAGATGCTGGTGTCCCTGTCAACCAAATTAGAATAAACCAAAACGGAAAACTCCGTAACAGCCAAAACCCTGCGGGTCTTGCTGTGACAAATACTAGAGATGAGCCTACTGGTAAGATACCGAATTTTGCGGAAACAGGAAGACCTTTAGCTAGAAGCTTAAATCCAGAGACAGTTGAGGCAAATAAAGTTAGATCTGCTAATATACGCGCGGCTGCTGCTCAAAGAGAAAACTCGCAAGCACTTAAAGAATCAACAGTCGAGACAAAAAAATTAACAGGCGCAAAAAGAAAGGAAAGACAGACATCTGAAAAAGGGTTAGGTGGATTCTTCGCATTGCAAACAGGGATATTTGCTTTGGGTAGTGCATTTGGTCAATTTGCAGACGAAACGGAAGGGTTTAAAAAGAATGTTTTTGAAGCATCGCAAGGTCTAACCAGTTTTATTAACACTTTGTATTTGACCAGTCAATTAGGCGCTGGGCCAGGCAATATATTTGGTGGTATAGGGGGCAAAACAAGAAATACAGGAAGAAATGCCAGAGGGTTGGCGGCTAAAAGGGCAACGCAGAGATTGGGTGTTAGTTTGTCGCAACAAGGAAAAGGTTTTAGGGGTTCATCTTTATTAAGGCTTGCTCCTGTTATTGGTCGAATTGTAGGTGGGTTTTCTAGATTGGTGCCAATATTGGGTACTGCTATTTTAGCTTTTCAAGCAATAAATTCAATAGGTAAATTATTTGGTAAAGATTTCGGAGGATTTTTGAAGGACAAATTTACAGAGCTTGGGAAATATTTTGGGTTTGTAAAAAGCCCTGCAGAAGAAGCTGCGGAAGCTTTAGGTAAAATCGCTAAAATTGATCCTAATGATATTTTTAGTGGAAAGTTTAAAGGAGATAATCTATTTAAAATTATAGAACAGAGAGAAAAATTAAGAAAAAGCGGGGTTAAAGGTGTTGATAAACTATCCGATCAAGAGGTTGAACTAAAAATAAAGACAAAAGAAAGGGAAGACCTTTTAAATGAAATAACAGAAAAGAGCAAAACTTCCTTCCCATTTAGAGCACAGTTGACAAGATTTGATGCAAAGTCTGGACAGATAGTTGATACAGCTAGAGGGAACTTGCCTCTATTAAGCAACCCAGAAAACCGAGAAGCTGGTAAAAAGGCGGCTGATCTGCTTAGAAAAAATATTCTTTCACAAATAATAAGTCAATT